GAACTTAAATGGCAGCTAATGGTAGCTACAGAAACCCTACTACTAGGGACTGTTGGACGTTTTGTTCGTCGTGTAATCGATGCTCGGACAAGGGCAAATACGCCAAGTGCGCAGGTTGCAGTGGTAGATATGATCCCGCAGGGAAAATTGATCCAGACAGAGATGACTTCTGCGATTGTAAGAATGGCATTTTAAGATGGCGCACTCAACAGGGTCGCTTGATTATAACCAAGTTTAACAGTAACCCTTTTAAGGGTGAAGTTAAGTATCAGAAAAAGTCAGAAGATGAAAGAGATTGGGATTCCTACGTCGCTGACATGAGAGAAAAAATGGATGATCCAAATTGGGATCCAATTCAGATATACGGAGATTAATATGTTGCTAAACGGTAATTTTACTACCAACACCCTTTCTAAAGGGGAAATAAAGATAACTGAGTATGCAGACGCAGAGACTGATGAGCCATTGCGAACTTATGTGCAAAATGGAATTATTGGTTTTTGGACGACGCCAGAAGAAATGAATGACCTACTTCTATTATTAAATTACTATTTAAATATAGAAGCTATATCTGAAATTAGATAGGAGACAGAATATGTGGCCAAGAGTAGAAGATGACTTTATGGAAATTGGTGACACCGGCTGGGTACCTGTTGGTGAGGGTATGTTTAGAAATAAGCATACTGGGCACATAATAGATGAAGCTGGTATGGAGTATGACCAGTATGGTCAGCCAATTAACCATGTCGATGAAGAGTAATAGTATATGAGGAGATTTTTTGTCTAATATATCCATTAAAAGCTATGACACGTTATCTGATCTAGAGAAAATGTCTTTAGTAGACTTTTCTTATTCCAGAATAGATACATACAATCAATGTCCAGCTAAATATTTTTATAGTTACATATCTAAAGAGCCCAGGCAATTCGCCCCAGCGGCAGTTTTAGGTAATATAGTTCATGAAGTTTTTGAAAATACACTTGAAAATGATTCTGAACTTGATTTAGACCTATTAAAGTCTGAATACAATACGACGATACCTAAGTATGATCCTTCTAACCAGATTCCCACAGAGCTACTCGATGCTGGAACTACGATACTGGAAGAGTTCTATGACACTCATTACGATGAAGACTTCCACATCTATGCTAAGGAGCTTGGCTTTGAAATAATTGTAGGATCCTATGTTATTAGGGGTTTCATAGACAGAGTTGATATGTATGATGATTTGATACATATCATAGACTACAAAACTGGTAAGTGGGAAGTGAGCAACAAGGACATTCCCACAAACCTACAGCTAGGCATTTATGCCCTGGCTATTTCGCATTTATTTCCTGGCAAAAAAGTCTATGCGGAGTTGTACTATCTTAGGTCTGGCAGAAGAAAAGGGCACGAGTTTTCTGAGCAAGAGCTAGAAGACGTTAAAGATAAGTTGATCGAAAGCATGTACAATATTGTGCACGACACTAACTATCTTCCTACCGCAAACACAAGAATATGCTCCTTTTGCGATCATGCAAAGTCAGGAGCATGTGGCACTGGTGTATTTAGAAATAGTAAAAGATACAAATAAAAAAGAGGACGAGCCAATTAAGGCCCGCCCTCTTTTTTACTAGGTCAATCAGAAGGTGCTATCTGCAACAGCCTCTTCGAGAGCCTCATCACCAAGCGAGGCAAACAGTGCAGCCTGCTCATTGTAGTTGGGAGCAAACTTGGTGATCATCGTATCAGCTTCCTCAGCCGAGAAACCTAGTGAAACTAGATCATTCATTGTGTTGGTCTGAATGTTCTCGTTGATGCTGCTGATAAGTGTGTTAAGTGTGTTCATTGGTTTTGTAACCTTTCTTTGAATTTGTATTTTTCTTATTTTTGTTGTATAATTATTACATTGATAGGTCTACGAGTAAAGGATATCACAATTATGCTAGAGGTTGTCAAGTCGAAGGACTTTTTTCTTGAAAAATCTTCTTACAAGAAGCATCCTAACCTGAATAATATCAGGAACAAGCAGGTAGAACAAGTTCTCCTTAATGATGATGGCATCGTGCAGAGGAAGCATGGTAACGCCTTTCAGTATACAAAGACTGGATATAGAAACGACATTGAGATTAACGTCAGATCAAGCTGGGAGGCTAATTTTATCAGGGTTTTAAATCTTTACAAAATTCAATTTGATTTTGAGCCAACGGTTTTTCCATTCCCTGTTAAAAGAGGAACCAAAGCATATACTCCAGACTTCTTTCTACCTAGGGGACAGGAGTGGATAGAAGTTAAGGGATACCTTGATGATAAGAGTAAGATAAAGCTTAAAAGATTTAAAAGATATTATCTAGAAGATTTTTCCAAGCTCACTTGTGTAATCAGTAAATACTCAAAAGCAGCTATTAAGTTTATGACTGACCTAGAGGTCCCTCAAGTAATCTTCTATGAAGATATTAGAGATGAGTACTCTGATTATTTATTAAACTGGGAAGGAAAAAGATGACAGAACCCGTAAAAAAGAAAAAGAAAACCTATAAGGAAACGTACTACTCACTTCCTGAAGAAGAGATGCAGACGCTGATAGCTAAGGCTAAAACTGGATCGCACAAGGATCAGGAAGAGCTGCTTAAGGTTTTCAATAACTTCCTGAGCAAGTATAGTGCACTGCTCTACTACAATAGGTTTAATCTAAATGATTATGATATAAGAAGGTTCATCTCCTTATTTATCAAGGATCCCTTTACAAGGTTTGCCTTGAGAAAGAATAATGTGACAGGTCAAGCTATGAAAGATGTGCAGGAGTGCATGAGAGGTATCAACTACATGGCTAGAAGATATGGGGATGAAGAAGATATTCGACAAACTGTAGACATGACATTCTTTCAATGCATAGCTAGATATGAACGAAAGGGTTCTATTCCGTTCAGTGGATTTTTGTATAGTTATTTCTTTTACCTTCTGAAGAAAAACGTTGACACCTTCTTAATAGATCAGTTAGGTAGAAAAACTTTTCCTCTTATAGCAGATGAGCCTTCGTCTGATGATGATTCTGAGGATAGCTACGTGGGCTTTCGTGCAGATCCAGTTGAAATGACCGTAGAGGAAATGTTGTCAACAGATAAAATAGATGAATTTTGGGTTCTAGGCGAGAAAAATTCTCCACCATTTGATAAACTGTCCGTACAAGAAAGGCAGCTGCTTAAGTGGAGGTATATAGATGGTCACAGGTCAAGTCAGATATCTCAAAAGATCAATGAACATCCCAACACTGTTAGAGAGCATCTTTCTAAAGTGAAAAATAGAATAGTGGATTATATAATAGAACAAGATTTGTACGAGTATAAAACACTAATAAATATGGAGAAAAAGTAATGAACAATTCTTCACTGGAAAAGTTAAGAGAACTTTTAAGTGATTTTCTTGGACCACATTTGTCTGAGGTTATTGATGCGTACAGTTCTGTAGACGAAAAAAACAAGTACTTTGTTGAGATACCTGAGCACGATACGGTTGACATGGGTTTTGATAACATAGCCTCAATTGTGGCTAGGACTTCAAATGTGTATGGACGAGCAGCCCGCTTTGCAGGTATGGCTAGAGCTCAGTTTAAGATACTTCAGGGTGACTACAATAGAGTTTATAAGGCTAATAAGATTGGTAGAAACGACGCAGAGAGAGAAGCCTCCGCTATATCTGCCGCCGAGACAGAATATTCTGCTATGATTACATGTGAGTCTATAGTGCACCTAGCAGAAGCAATAGAAGTATCTGCAAGAATTGCCTCAGAATCTGCAAGAAAGTTGATGGACAAAATGCAGTCCATGCAGCTTGCAGCTTATCGTGAGGAAAGAGGCTCTTACAGCGATTCAGACTTTAACACATACTGAGAAATTTGAGGTTTTATGTTTTACGGAGTTTATAAATCAGTTTCTTCTCCAGAAGAGTTCTTTGCAGAGCCAAGAGAAGAAAATAATTACCCATCACAAGTAGAGTATAGTGGCACTAGATATTCTCTCACTAGAACAATACTTGTACCCTCTGAGTCTCTCAGAGATAAGTTATTAGCTGAAGCAGAAAGATTAGGTATTCGACATGGAATTAAAATTAACTAGGTTAGATAAATTGTGAACGTAGAAGTATTTTGCGACGGAGCATCTAGGGGTCAAGGACAAAAAAAGTTTGGAGAAGCCTCTTGTGCTGCAGTCGTATATAAGAATAAAAAAAAGGTAGCTCAGTTTGCTAGGGGTCTTGGTCCAAGAACTAACAATGAAGCTGAATACGAAGCTGTTATTAGTGGACTTCTTATCTGTTCAATGGCAGATTTGTTAGATCCAATTATATATACGGACTCAGCTGTAGTTGCTAACCAGGTTAACGGAAAATGGCGCTGCAAAAATGAGTCACTGTTACCTCTTCTGATGACAATAGAAGAGATAAAGGAAGAGTTTAACTTTAGAATTGTTCAAGTTAAAAGAAACTATGTATGGGAAGCTGATGGTTTAGCAAACCAGTTTTTAGATAATTTGCATTTTAGAAAAGAAGAAATACAAACAAAGATCGTGGTAAAATGAATGATATGAAAAATTTTAATCCAAATAAGCCTATAATTCTTGGTCTTGCAGGTAAGGCTTTGACTGGCAAGACTTCTTCTGCAGAAGCCATAGTGCCCAAAGCTAGGATAGTTCAATCAGACAATGAAATGGTTTGGGATCACATATACTTTGCCCTGCCGTTGTATGAGTTGGCTTCTACAAGAAAGATGGTGTCTGGTAGTCGGGCGTCAACTCGTCAACTTTATGCAATACATGACACATTGTATGATTTATTTGGCGGTTCTCCAATAGCTAACGTGCCGGTGTATGAAGAAATGTTTAGTTTGGTTAACCGTATCCATAGTTTGCCGATAGAACCAGAGGGCGTTAAGCCAAGAAGCTTTCTGCAGAAGGCTGGAGATCTGTGCAGAGAGCAATATCTAGATTGCTTTGCAGACTGGGCCATTAACAAAGCAAAGCTACTGCATCAAGAATATATTAGATCTCTTCAGGAAGATGTTGATCCGCTTCCAATGACGGTAATTATATCTGATGTTAGAATGATTAATGAGGCAGAGGCTATAAAAGCTAATGAAAACGGAATTCTTGTGTGCTATACTGCTTCTGAAGAGGTTAGGCAAGAAAGAATGATGAAAAGAGATGGTCGTCTCATGACTGAAGAGCAGGCTAATCATACTTCAGAATTGCAGATGGACGATGTGTGTAAGATGGCAGATTTGGTTATGGACACAGATGATAAAACAGTTGAGTCTCAAGCTGCGTTGACAGCAGAGTTTGTGCGTAGTTTGGTTGGTGTCTATGCCTAAAATAGTGCCGAGCGCAATGGAGCAGTCTGAAAATTCTATTATGGAAAAGGTGATAAATACTATGTCAGATCAATTAAGTGTTACTACAAATCCAGTTTTTATATGTGGTGTAAATCGCAAGATAAATATAGGTAATTTTGAAAACATAGATGTCTATGCTGGAATAACTTTACCCTTAAACGATGTTTCTTTAGAGGATAAGGAAGCACTTCAACAAGCAATAGAAGAGGCAGCATCCTACGGGTTTTCTGTAGTCTCAAAGGAGACTGGTGAAAGATATATGCTGATCAAAGAGTCACAGCAAGGAGCTGGATTATGAATTTTATTAAAAAAATATTTAGAAGAAAAAAGAG